GAAAGGTTGACCCGTGAGCAGCTGCTCGCGAAACGCACCGCGGTCACGGAAGAAGTCGAGATCCCCGGCGTGGGGATCGTCGAGGTCCGGGGGCTGACCCGGCACGAGGTGCTGGAGGGGCAGCGGATCCGCAAGGGGACCGCAGCGATCGAGCGCTACATGATGTCGAGGGCGATGGTGGATCCGGAGCTGTCCGAGGACGACATCGCGCAGCTCCAGCGGGACGCGCCGGCGGGCGAGTTCGAGGCGGTCACGAACAAGATTCAGGAGCTGTCGAAGATCGATATGGCAGCCGCGACGAAGGAGATTTACAAAAGCCTTCGAGACGAATCCGGAGAGTGAGTTCGCGCATTTCCTGGCCGCGAAGCTGAGTCGCACGGTGGCGGAGCTGGAGGCGGAAATGTCGAACGCGGAGTACGTGGCGTGGTGGGTGTACTACGCGCGGCAGGCGCAACGTCAGGAGCTGGAGCTGCTGAAGCTGAAAGGGGGCTCTACGCATGGCTGAGCCGATCAGCGTGAAGGGGCTCTCTCAGTTCCGGCGTGACCTGAAGGCGATCGAGGCGGACGCGCCTAAGCAGATCCGCACGGTGATGAACGACGCTATGGACATCGTGGTCGGCTGGGCGCGGCCACGGATCCCCCGGCGTACCGGCCGCGCGTCGGCGTCGGTGCGGGCGAAGTCGACCGGCACGAAGGCGCGCATCGCCGGAGGTTCCCGGCGCGTCCCGTATTACCCGTGGTTGGACTTCGGCGGGCGGGTCGGCCGGCGCCGGTCGGTCACGCGGGAGTTCCGCAAGGATGGCCGGTACATCTACGAGGGTTACTTCACGAACAAGGGGAAGATCGTCGAGGCGCTGCAGACCGGCATGGTCACGCTCGCCCGGTCGGTCGGCTGGGACGTGAGGCCGTAATGGCAGGCAAGCCGGAAGTCACCCTGACCTTCGCCGGTGACTCGACGTCGCTGGAGCGGTCGTTCTCATCGGTGGGCGCGTCGCCGAAGTCGATGGAGACGGACGTCGGTCGGGCGTCCCGGTCGGTCCGGGACTACGAGGATTCGACCGACCGGGCGGCGTCGGCCAACTCGCAACTCTCCGGCGGCATCGGTGACATCGGTGGGGCGCTGACGCAAGCGTTCGGGGATGACACCCTGATCGGCAAGTTCGGCGCGCAGATGGAGATGGCCGGCGCTGTCGTGATGGGGTTCACGGGTGTGATGGACCTGGCGAACCTCGCCACGCGGGCGCAGGGTCTGTCCGCGATCTGGGCGGCCACGCAGGCGAAGGTGGCCGCGGGCGGCGCCCGGATCTGGGCGGCCGCTCAATGGATCCTGAACGGCGCGTTCCTTGCTTCGCCGATCACGTGGATCGTGCTCGGCATCATCGCGCTGATCGCGGTGATCGTGCTCATCGCGACGAAGACGACGTGGTTTCAAACGGCGTGGAAAGTGGCGTGGGGCGGCATCAAGAAGGCTGCGGAGAACACCTGGAATTTCCTCAAGAAGATCCCCGGATGGCTGGGTACGGCGTTCAAGTTCGTGGCGAAGGCGATCACCGCACCGTTCCGGGCGGCGTTCAATTTCGTGGCGGACGCGTGGAACAACACGGTGGGGTCGCTGTCGTTCTCCGTCCCGTCGTGGGTACCGATCATCGGCGGTAACGGCTTCAGCGTTCCGAACATCCCGAAGTTCCACACCGGGTCGGCGTCGGCCGGCGCCGGCATGGGCGGCGAGTTCCTGGCGGTGCTCCGCTCTGGCGAGCGCGTGTCCCCGACGTCCGGTAGCGGTGGCGGCGGGGTGCTGGAGCTGCGCGTCTCCGGCGCCGGTACGTCGGTGGAGCGGGCGCTCGCGGAGGCGTTCGCGGGGCTGCTCAACCGCAACGCGCTGCAGCTGACGACGGCCTCCGGTGAGCGGGTGGCGGTGCGCAATGCCTGATCAGGATGTCGAGGTGCAGCTCCGCTACGGCGGGACGTGGAACGACGCGCCGGCGTTCACGGAGTCCAACCCGATCACGTTCACCCGTGGCCGCGGCCCGGAGCAATCCGGGGTGGTGCCGTGCACGCTGCAGGGGGAGCTTGATAACCGGACGCTGGACTACTCGCCGCAGCACGTGGCCGGTCCCCTGTACGGGTTGATCGGCCCGTACACCGGGATCCGGGTGCGGGTCGACGGGGCTACCCGGATCACGGCTGAGGTGGACACGTGGGATCCCGACCGGACGCAGGACTTCGACACGTCCCCGGCGCGCGGCCGGGCGTGGACGGGGATCGAGGCGGCCGGCGTGATGCGGCGGCTGTCGGTGGGGTCGACGCCGCTGCGGTCTCCGCTGTACCGGGAGATCACGAAGGCGGCCACGCTGCCGGAGATGGCCGCGTACTGGCCGGTGGAGGATGGGGTCGGGGCGGCTAACCTGGCGGCCGGTTCGGCGAACACGCCGGCGGGGCGCTGGTTGAATGAGATCACGCTGGCGGACTATGAGGGCATACCCGGTTCTGAGCCGCTGCCGCTGCTGGGCGCGACTACGGAGCTGATCTTCCCCGGCGTGCCGAACGGGCTCACGGGGGAGTTCTACTCCCGGTCGGTGTGGGCGTTCCCGGCGTTCGGATCGTCGCACTCGATCATCAATTTCTACTTCACCGGTGGCTCGGTGACCCGGTGCATGGTGCTCTACGATCACGCGACGGACGGGCTCGACGTCCAAATCTGGGACGACACTGGCGGGGGGCTGCTCGACTCATCGGGGCCTGCCGCGGTCAGCGTGCGGAACTCGCGGAAGCTGATCTCCGTGGAGCTGGTCCAGGATGGCGCAGATATTGATTGGCTTCTGTTCACGCGGGACATCCTCGCGGACGGTACGGCGCCTACGTCCGCGACCACGCTGTCCACGGGGACGTTCACCGGCGAGACGATCGGCAAGATTGTCAGCGCTGCGGTCCCGTCGAACAACGCCGGCGTAGCGTTCGGGCACCTGGCGATCGGCCGTGACCAGTCGTTCGCGTTCGACATGGGCGGCGCCCTGATCGGATGGCTGGGGGAGACGGCGGGCGAGCGCGCGGAGCGGTTGTGCGGTGAGTTCGGCGTGCCGTTCGTGGACGTGTCCGGCGCCGGCGGGCTGGCGGACTCTCAGCCGATGGGCGTCCAGCCGTTAGCGACCCGGCAGGATCTTCTTGACGAGATCGAGCGCACGGATGCGGGTATCTGGTTCGATCCTGCGGCCACGGTCTCCGGCCCGGCCGGCTTGACGTACCTGCCTGGCCGGTCGCTCTACAACAAAGGATCATCGCTCACGCTGACGTACGCGGACCTGTTCCCGAAGCTGAAGCCGGTCACGACGGGGCAGGCGGTACGCAACGACGTCACGGTCCGGAACCGTACGGGCGCGACCGCACGGGCGGTGCTGCTCTCCGGGCCGCTGTCCACACTGGACGCGCCGGACGGCATCGGTACGGCTGACACGCAGATCGACGTGAACCTTGCCTCCGATGAGCTGCTGCCCGGTCTGGCGCAGTGGTACCTGCACCGCTTCACGTACGGCGGGTACCGGTGGCCGGAGGTCCGCGTGGTCGACCTGGCGGCGGACCTGTCGCTGATCGCGGTGGCCGCAACGGTGGACGTCGGGGAGATCCTGGAGATCACGGGGCTGCCTCCGGACATCACGCCGAACACGGCGCGGCTACTCGTGACGGAGATCAGTGAGACGGTGACGGCGAAGGGCCGCACGATCGGCTTCAGCTGTCTGGAGGCGGGCGCGTTCGACATCGGGGAAGTGGCGGATGCGGATTACAGCTATCTGGGCTCGGATGGGTCGACGGTTGATGCGGACTTCGACTCCGGCACGGATACGGCGCTCGTGGTCGACGTGGCGACCGGCTATCCGTTGTGGGTCACGGGCGCGGTGAACTTCGACGTGGACGCCGGCGGCGTCCGCCTGCACGTGACGAGCATCGCCGGTGGGAGTTCCCCGCAAACCATGACGGTGACGGCGACCCCAGTCAACGGCGTGGTCAAGACGATCCCGGCAGGGTCCAAAGTGGACCTGTGGCACAAGAGTTACATCGGAGTGTGAGGCGCCATGTCCAGTGCCGGGCAGCAGCTCGTAGCGAACCGGATCCCCGGTGAGCGGGTCGCGGAGAACACGAACGTAACGAACTCCGCGAACGTCACGACGGAGGCGATCGTCGACACGGTGACGGCGCCGGTCGTGTCGGGCCGAAAGTACCGGGTGACCCTGTCCGCGAACGTGCAGGGCGGGGCGGCCGAACGGGCGCTGCTGCGGCTGCGGCTGACGAACGTGTCGGGGACGGTGCTACAGACGAACCGGATTCAGATCACCGTGGCGACGAACTACCCGGCGCGGATCGAGGGGCATTTCACCGCGGGCTCGACGGGGAATCAGGTCATCGTGGCGACCCTGCAACGGGAGACGGCGGTGGCGAACACGTTCCGCGTGGGCAACGCCACGCAGCCATCGGAGCTGTACGTTGACTACATCAGCGGCTGAAGGGGAATCAGCATGGTCGATTGGTATCCGGACCCGGCGCTCGCCCGGTTCATCGCGCAGTGGAAGGCGAAGCATCCGAACGCGATCGTCTACACGATCGGGGATGAGTTCCACGACGCGACGTCACAGCATGTGCCGGAGGCTGACGGGTCGGTGGACGCCGGCGACGTGATGCCGGGCGGCGGCGTGGATCAGCAGGAACTCGACGACTTGGCGGAGACGCTGCGGCTGAACCGTGACCCTCGGATCCTGTACGTGATCCGACGTCAACGGATCTTCTCCGGCGCGACCGGTTCTCAGCCGTTCATGTGGCGGCCGTACGGCGGGACGTATCACGGGCACCTGCACCTGTCTGTCGGTGACGCGCACGAGGGGAAGCCGGTCACCGATTGGGATCTGACACCACCGGAAGGGGAAGACATGCCAACGCTGCAAGAGATCCAAACGGCCGTGTGGATGGCGGAGTCTGCGGAGTATTACGACGTGGACGACGACGGCACCCGGCAGAAGCGCACGCGGGTCGACATCCTGCACCGCGCGGAGGCCGCCGCGCAGCGGGCGAACGAAGCCGCGGTGGCGGCGGTCGCGCTGGCACAGCAGGCGGTCGACGACACGGCAGCGATCCGGCAACTGATCCACGATCTCGACGCGCAGCAAACCGCGAACCTGATCGCGGCGCGAGATGAGATCCTGGCGCGGCTGCCGGCGCCTCCGCCAGTCGAACCGTGAGTGATCCGATCTTCGGGCCGGGCTCTGCGGTGGTCGTGCTCACGATCAAAGACGTCTACGACGTGTCGACGGAGACTCGCACGCTCGTGACGGGGATGTCGCATCGCCTAGAAACGGCGGAGGCGCGGCACGTGGATCACGAAGCGCGGATCCGCGCGCTCGAACGGGCACGCTGGCCGTTGCCGGCGCTGTCCGTGGTTATCGCACTGGCGTCCGCCACCCTGGCGGCCGTCGCGCTGCTCACTCGATAGGGGAAAAACGATCATGACACTGACCGACTATCTGCTCTCCGTGATCCGTACGGCGATCCCGGCCGGCTGGGGCGCGCTGGCCGCGTGGCTGGCCTCCGTGGGTATCGACGCCGGCGCGGAGGCCAACGTGGGCCTCACTACCGGATTGACCGCGCTCGCGGTGGCCGTGTACTACGCGATCGTTCGGGCGGTCGAACCGAAGCTCCCGGCGTTCCTGCGGGTGCTGCTGTTCGGCGCGGCGCGTAAGCCGGAGTACGCGGCGCCGGCGCCGGCGTCGTCCTACCAGTCCACTCCCGGGCGGCCCGGCCCGCGCGCCTACTGAGACAGCGACGGCCCGGCCCCTACTTCCCCGGGGGCCGGGCCGTCGCGTCGGTGGGCTACCGGCGCTTATCGCGCGGCGGCATCTTGCCCGGCTTGTCCTTCACGAACGCCTTCAGCACTTTCTCGATGATCGTCGGACCCTTGCGCTTGGACACGCTGGCGCCCTTCACGCTCTTGGCCGCACGGTCGGCGCGCGCCTTCGAGCCGTAGCTGACCGGCGTGCCGGTCGGCGGGTTGACCCACCACTTCTCAGCCATAGTTCCTCGCTTCCGCGATCGGCCGGGGGCGACCCCCGGCGAGGTAGTAGCGGATCAGCGCCATGAATGCGCGTCCGCCCTTGTCCTTGTTCCCGCAGCCGTACCCGTCCGGGTTGTACTTCCCGCCACCCTTCCCGCCGCGGGGCGGCTTCCCGCCGGACCCCTTGTTGAACAGGGCGCGCTCCAGCGCGCGGATAGCGACCTGGCGGATCATCGCAGGTGCTCCCCGATGGCGGGCTGGATCTCGCCCATCGGCGGTGTCCAGGAGTGCTCGTTGCTCTTGAGCTTCACGGCATCCTCGTCGAACGCGACCCGTACGCGCGTGAGCTGCCCGCGCTCGTACATGTCGACCAGCCATGACAGCTGTCGCATGAAGGCGTCGAGGTCTGGACCCTCGATCGTGACGATCGGTTCCATGCTTCCCCTTCCGTAGGTGGAGCCCCACGCTAGCACGAAGCACGAAACCGTGCTACGTTGCGCGGCATGGATGAACCGATGGAACACACGGACTGGTGCACGGCGGACCCGGCGCACACCGGGCAGTGCCAGGGGGACACGCGTACGGCTGCGGCTACCGCAGCACGGGTACGCCGGCGGCTGGAGCGCAACGCGCGTGAGCTGCGTGACGTCGGCTGGGGTGTGGTCGACCCCGGCACGCTGCAGGCGTGGCCCGGCCGGCTGCGCGAGATGGTGACCGGTCACCGTCCCCCAGTGCTCGGCCCGGAGCGCCACGAGTTCTCGGACCGTGCCACGGACGCGGACGCGGGCCGGCTGGTGCTGCCCTGGCAGTACGACGCGGACGGCAAGCGGCTTACACCATAACCGGAATTATGGTGTAACCCGATCAAGATCAAAGCGTTGGCGCGAGCGTTATGAACAGATCAACTAACGAGATCAACTAAGGGGAAGAAATGCACACCTGGACAGGTAGCAACGTGGTCCGAGAGATCGAGATCACCGACCACACGGGCGACGCGCTGACCGTCGAGTCGCGCGAGGGCGGCAAGTGCGCGGCCGGCAACGGCGGAGAGCGGTGCATCGTGGCGATCGTCTTTAACGGGGGCGGCTCGGTTCATCTGGATGACCCGGACCGTAGGGCGCTGATCGTGGCGCTGGGCGGGATGGTGGCCGATGCGTGATCGGCTGCTGCTCGGGCTGCTGCAAAATCTGATCCTGCTCGGGCTGGTCGTGGCCGGCTTCGAGTTCCCGTACCTGCTCGGGTCCGGCCGGTGACGGCCGTGGCGGGGCGTCTGGTCGGCGCCCGGTATCACGGCCGGCGGCGCGACCCCCGGCGCGGACTGCTCGCGCGCATCGTCGCGACGATCGGCGCGCTCATCATGGGGGTGCTGCTGTTCGCCCTCGCGGTGTGCGTGCTCGTGGTGGCCGCGTTCGTGGGGGCGACGTGGTGACCCGGCCGCGCCTGCTCGACCTGTTCTGTGGGCAGGGCGGGGCGTCTCATGGGTACGCGCTCGCGGGCTTCGAGGTCGTCGGCGTGGACGTGAAGGATCAACCGCGCTACCCGTACGAGTTCCACAAGGCGGATGCCATGACGTACCCGCTGGACGGCTTCGAAGCCTACGCTGCGTCCCCGCCGTGCAACGACCACTCGCCGCTGTCGCACTTCGTGGGCGCGCAGGGTACGGCGTGGATGCTCACGGCCACGATCGAGCGGCTGCGGGCGACCGGCAGGCCGTACGTGGTGGAGAACGTCGAGGGCGCCGACATGCCCGGCGCGCTGACGCTGTGCGGGACGGAGTTCGGGCTGCAGACCCGGCGTGACGGCCGGCTGTACGCGCTGAAGCGGCATCGGCAGTTCGTCTCGAACCTGTTCCTGATGGGCGCCGGCGGCTGCACCTGCGGCGGGCTGGCGCCGGCGATGGGCGTCTACGGCAACGGTGGCGGGCAGTTCGCGGGGCGCGGTGTGAAGGCGCGCGTCGCGGAAGGCGCGGAGCTGCTGGGCGTGGACTGGATGAACGTCAAGGGGCAGGCGCAGGCGATCCCCCCGGCGTACACGCGGTTCATCGGTGAGCAGCTACTCGCCCACCTGGCCGCGCGATGAGCGACCGGATCGGGGAAGTGCGGGCGATCTTCGCCGATGTCGACCTGCTCAATCCGGCGGAGGCGTTCGCGCTGGGGCTGGCGTACGGGCAGGCGATCGAGCGGGAGCGGGTCGACGCGGAGGACGATGCGGTCCATAGGGCCGCCGCGGTCGATGTGGCGCAGGTGGTCGAGTCGGTCGATCGGTGGCGTTCGGCGCGGTGTCCCGATCGGCTGTGTCCGGCGAACTTCCCCGGCGGCCGACACGTGCACTAAGCACGGACCCTCCGGCGCCGCGCGGGCGTCGGAGGGTCCGGTCTCACACCTGGTTAGGGGAAAACTAGCATGGTCGATCCCGATGGCGAGCGCTATCACACGAAGGAATACGGGCTGAAGGCGTACGACGCGATGCGCGCGATCGTGGCAGACCATGATGACCGGTTGGGCGTCGATGCCGATGGCCGTTTCTGGGCGTACGCCGGCGGCGTCTGGTCGTTGGGTCAGCGCATCGTTGATGCCCGGATCGCGCGGACGCTGGGGCAGCGGTACCGGCCGCAAGCGCAGCGCTCGATCGAGCACCTGCTCCGCGTGGAGCTGCCGGTCGTCGAGGCGATGCCGGTCCCGAACTACGTCAACCTGCTCGACGGGATGCTCCGTTGGGACGCGCCCGGCGGTCCGGCGCTGCTCGAACACCATCCGGAGTACGTGTCGACCGTGCAACTCCCGGTGTCGTGGGATCCGGACGCGCGCTGTGATGCCTTCGACGCGTTCCTGGAGGCGTCCGTCCCGGCCGACGACCGGCAACGGGTCTGGGAGATGCTGGGTTACCTGATGATGTCCGGCAACCCGCTGCAGCGTCTGTTCCTCCTGTACGGGGGAGGCGGGAACGGTAAGGGTGTGCTACTCCACGTCATCAAACACCTGCTCGGACCTGGCAATACGTCGGCCGTGCCCCTGCATGAGTTCGCGGAGTCACAGTTCGCTACGGCGGAGCTGTTCGGCAAGCTGGCGAACATCTGCGGGGACATCGATGCCACGTTTATCGAGCACACGGGCCGGATCAAAGAGATGGCCGGTGAAGATCAAATGAAGGGGGAGCGCAAGTTTGGGCAACCGTTCTACTTCGAGTTCTGGGGTAAGGCGATCTTCAGCGCGAACGGCATCCCGGCGGCGGCCGACTCATCGCACGGATGGGTACGGCGGTGGGAGGTCGTCGGCTTCCCGTACGAGCCTGCCCTACCCGATCGGCGCCTGAAGGCGCGTCTGGTCGAACCGGAGTCGCTGCAGGGCATCGCCCGGAAGGCGATCGAGGCGCTGCGGGTGCTCATGGATCGAGGCGACTTCGACAGGGGCGAGACGGCCCGGCAGTCGCATCGGGAGTTCGCGCACAAGTCGAACCGGATCTTGCTGTGGATCGATGACGAGATGATCCAAGACGGGACGACCTGGCACAACCGCGTGAACCTGCTGAGGTCGTACCGGATGTGGGACGCGCGGGAGAGCCCTTCGAGTCGTGCCATGTCGGCGCAGACGTTCTACGAGCGGCTGCGGCAGATCAAAGGGCTGCGGCCGGCGAAGCGGCGGGGGGAGAACGGCTTCGTGGGGCTGGGCTACCCGGCGGACGGCTTCACGCTCGATCTGACGGGGGACGACCCTTCCCCCTCCGACCCCCCTGTCCCCCTTCCCCATGCGGACCCACCTGCACAAATAGAGATCGACTTCGAGGGGGAAGGCTAGGCAAAACCCCTTCACACGCACATGCGCGTGATACATGCCCTGCCCACGAGGTGCAAGAGGGGAACGGGGGGAAGATCCGGGCAGGGTGTCCACACCCAATGTCATACCCATGACCTACCATCCGAGCAAGTGACCGAATGATCTTAGGGAGATCGACATGGCACGAGAGACGAAGACCGCGATGAACGCACGCGTGGGCGCCCTGCTGGCCGACTTCGACGCGCGTAACCGCGAGGTCAACAAGCTAAAGAAGATCGTCGAGGGCCTGAAGCTGCAGCTGAAGGAGATCGACCCCGGCACGTACGGGGATTGGGTTCTGGCCGCAGGGACGCCGCGGGAGATGCTGGATCAGCCTGAGGCGCGGCGCCTGCTCACCGATGCGGGTATCTCAGTCCCGGTGAAGCTGACCGACGCGCCGATCGTGGTCACTCCGAAGGCGGGGTGAGTGAGCGCGTCATGGGCCGGGGGGTCTACTCGCCAATGGCGCAAGGTACGGCGCGCGGTGCTCGGGCGGGACATCGGCGCCGGCTGGGCGTGTAGAGCCCATGACGAAGGATGGTGTGCGGCGCCCGACGTGGCGCCGCACGCCTGCCTCCGCACCATGACCCACGCTCACCACACGCGAGGCAAGCGGATCACGGGCGATGACCCAGCGCATATCGTGGGTTCGTGTGAGCCGTGCAATCTGGCGATCGGGGATCCCACTCAACAGGCTGATGCTTCGGGGAAGGGGCATACACAGTGGTGAATCAGACGTACGCGGTGTGGCTGTGGACGCTGGCGCTGTGGCTGCGCGCCGGCGCGCCGGTGCTGGGCGTATCGGTGGTGCGGTGATGGTGCCCGCAGGCTTCGGCGCGCTGTGGTCGTGGGTCGATACCTACCGTGACGCGCGCAGGATGGCGCACGTGCAGGGTGTGCGGTGGCGGGT